TTGATAAGTTGTGTTACCTATTGTGTATGGTACTGTAGCAGATGTTGGTGTGTTTGTATTTGGTTTAACTGCACCAGTTACTGTATTTGCTGTTCCTAAAGGAACTGATGCTCCGCTATTATCTGTGACGGCTGTTGGTAAACCAGTTGAGTTGTTTACAGTTAAAGAAGAACCATCTTCATAATTGTATGTTGTTGTGCCAGTAACATAATTGTTATATGCAGTAGCGCCAGCACCAAATGCACCACCAACGATTGCTTGTTTTGCAAGACTTCCACCAGTTATAGGTTGACCAGTTGCAAGATCAACAATAGCATTTGAGCCAACAGCAGTTGTTGCTCCATTAAATACTGATTGTCCAAAACTAGAACCTGCTTCTGGCAACATTGTTCCAATACCAGCCGCAAGACCACCAGTTGCAGCACNAGTCAATAATCCTTGTGCAGTTATTGGTTTGCCAGTAACTACATCAATTGCAGCATTTGTGCCAGCACCAATCAATGCACCATTACCCATAGTTGATAATGTTGATGGAGCAACTGATCCAGTTGCAGTAGTTGCCGCAGTTGGAGTCGCACCACTTAATGCACCCACTTGGTTTGTTTGTAATGCAGAAACTGTATCGGTAGGAGCAACTGGTGCTGTAGAACTCGTCACTGAAAATTGAGGAGCACCTCCTTGATTACCAAGAGATGGAGCATTTTCTGTTATTGATCCATCGGCACTTGTCCAAGTTTGAGAACCATCTGACATAACTTGAGTAGTACCGATTTGATTACCACCAAGTGGATTATATTCATTATATGAATTAATAACTGATGGCGCACTTGGAGCAGTCGGTTCAACTGGTGTAGTTGGAGTTTCAGCAATTGGGGTTGTTGGGGGTGTTGGAGTTTCAACAGTTGGAGTTGTTGGGGCAACAGGTTGTTCAACTGGTGTAGTTGGAGCAACTGGTGTGCTTGTTAACCCTGCATCTACTAATTGAGAATCGGTTACTCCAGCACTTGTCAACTCAGCATTTGTAACACCAATTGTAGATAACTCTTGAGGAGTAACTCCAGCACTTAGTAAATCGGATACAGATGTGCCAGCATTTAATAAGTCAGATATGTTAGCACCATTTGATACTAAATCAGAAACGCTCATACCACCATTCAATAAGGATGATGTTGGCAATCCACTTTGAGTAACTATTTCATATGGTGAAAAACCAGCACTTGTTAATTGAGATACAGATGCACCCGCATTTGCCAAGTCAGATACAGATGCACCATTCATTACCAAATCAGATAAATTAGCACCACTACTAACTAAATCTGCTAATGGCACACCACTATTCATCATATATGCAGAATTAACACCTGCACCTATTAAATCAGATACTGATGCACCACCTTCTACTAATGCGTTAGGAGTTACGCCTGCACTTATTAAATCAGTAATAGGAGTACCTGCACTTAATAAATCAGATACTGAACTGCCATTTGCAAGTGCTGTTGTTATATTTGCTTCTGGTGTTGCAGTAACAGTGTTTGCTAAATTAGTTAATTGGGATGGAGACACACCAGCATCAGTAAATCTGTTGATGTTAATGTGCCATCATCGGCGGCAGTCAATAAATCAGAGTTATAAATTCCAGCTGCAATTAAAGCAGCCGCACCAACAGTTGCCCAACCACCAGGTATTTTATTATCAACATAACTACCGATTGCATCAGCAGCAGTTGTGACATCGTTAACGAGACCATTACCTACAGCGGCAAATGCAGAATTACCGCCAGTTAGGTCACTACCAAATGCTTTACCTGGGTTGCTGAATACATCTTGAAGAAATCCCATATTTTATTCCATTTATTTTTATATTTATTTTAACTCAACCATGATGGCTTACTGGGCCAATTTATGTTGTTAGGAAATCCATCTTGTTGTGGGACATTCAACAGTGCAGTTCTATAATTTTGCAATTGTGTTTGTTGTTCAATTGACAAACTTGAATACCAAATAAGATTTACTTTATCAATTACAGATAATAATTGATTTCTTTTTTTTCTCATTTGATTTGGCAATTTGGTATCATCTACGATCCAAGTTTTACTGTTTATGTCCCATAAATGATCATCTGTTGGTTTACTTGATTTAAAAATTACATTTTTTGTTTCTATATCAACATAATGTTCTTGATCATTATAATTTCCAGGCACAGAATTATCTGGACTTGAATCTGTTGAATCAAATATGGTAGACAAAATTTGTCCTGTTATTGGGTCATAAACTGAATATATCATCTTTTTAATATTTGACAAATTAAACTTCCACTTTTTAAAAGTAGTTGGGGCACACTAGTACTACCTGGACTTACTGATAATCCCATGCTATACACATAATTTGTGTTCGCAGATAATCCTGTATCCAAATAAGCAAATGGAGTTATATTATTAAATCTTGATTGATTGACACTATCTACATCATATCTAAATGTTTGTGTAACAACTGCTGAATTATTTTTAAACAATGAAAATGTAAGAATCCAAGTTTGAGTTGATCCACCACCAGTATAGTCAAATTCAATGTCTGTTGCTAACACACCAGTAATATAATTTGATATACCACTTGTTGATGGAAGATTTATGGAAACGTTTCCATAAGTGTAAAAATAAGGTAAATTGTTTGTTGGATCTGTTATGGTAATAGTAGTACTAGATGTTACTGCATTACCTTGACTTACAGATTGACTTACAATATTAGTTGTTGACACTGTATTTGTTTGTAAATTACTTGCAGTAATTAATCCACTTACATTTAAATTAGCACCAACAGTTAAATTACCACCAAAAGCGGCATTACCAGTTATTGCATCTAACCAAAATCCTTGAGTTGTTGGACTTTCAAAAGTTGCATTTGTACTTTGTAAACTTTGACCAATAAACACTGTATTTGCAGCAATTAAATTAGCAGTAATAGTTCCAAGTTGTATATTGTAGCCAGTGATAGTATTACCTGCAACTTGCACNTTAGTGACTGCNCCTGGCTGAATACTATTTGACACAACAATACTGTTTGCAAGTGTTGCAAGCAATATAGGTTGATTATCAATTACTGGTGCATAATATTGTGATGGTGCTGTTGTACCAATAGAAAAATTGATTGTTCCACCACCAGATGTTGTATAATATAATCCTTTAGTAGTACCAAAACCACCNGCAACTTGTGTCCATTGATAGTTTACAGGATTTGAACTCTCAACTGGTATTGGTGTATTATAAACACCAAAGTAACTTGCATCAGTACAATTACTACTAAAACCACTTCCACCAGTTGCAGAGTTGGCATACTTGATGTCAACGTATCCATACAAGTAACTTACAACATTACCACTTGTAGTGCCATTGTAGTTAATGGTACTAATTTGACCAGTAACAGTATTTGCTACCAATACATTACCGCTGATAGATGAACTATTACTATAGGCAGATGTATTCCCCATATTTGCCAATGCATAGTTCAATGATTGGATTACATTTAAATATGGAGAATTTGTGCTTAGTGCGAAATTTGACATTATCTTGTATCTTGTACTTTAGTGATTTGCCAGTTAGCGGCAGTTAGTTGCCATGTATCAACATTGCTATTACCACTAAATTGGACAGAAGTTATACGTGCCTCGTTTTGATTAATTTGAACCCAAGGATTGCTTGTTACTATTGGCATAATTTGTGTTGTCTTGTATGATGCATTTGATGCAACAGAATCAGCACCACCAACAGTAACACTAATATTGCCAGTACCATAAATCTCTGGATACACACGATGAACTTGTATAGATGCAGAATAATCTTGACCAAACGAAATATTATTTCTTTGGAACAAACTACTNATTGCAACATTACTGCCAGTGTTGCCAACAAAAGAAGTACCGATATCTTTTTGTACCAATTGTACATTACCAGCACCACTTGAGTAAACAATACCACGACTTGCTAAGTTAGCAATNTTTCCAGTCCATATTGGTGATTCAACAGCCGCAGTTGCTTCGTATACTGTTCTTGGTGGATTCCAAATTTGTAAGTCATATCTGTAACTTATCATTGAATCGCAACGACCAGTTGATGCAAGACTTGGATAATAAATCTCAATCTGATATTTTTGAGTATTATTAACCATAAAAATCTGACTTGTGTAACTTGGATTTAAATTTGCATAAAAGAAATTTTTAACTTTTTGGTCACCAAGTGGACTAAATGCAGAACCATTGAAACTCCAAATGTCCCTTGCATCAACTCCATAAGCAATATTATCTTGTATTGCCCAACAATTTTCATTAATTAATCCACGACCTTGAGTAACTGGCAATATACCAAACACTGGTGCAGTTGTTGATGTATAAGCAATTGGTGACATTAATACACTGTCCCAATAAGAGAACAGATAGAAGTTACCATTCAATGGAAATCCATCAACTAATGGTCCACGAACTGGCACTTCAACCTCGTTGGCTACGTTGGTAAGTGTTGGTGCCCATGTAGTTGGTCCTGAGTTTAATCCAAAGTTTTGTGACCAACGTACTGTAGTTGGCAAGTTTTGTATTGTACCAGGTGTAAATGCCGATACGTTTGGTGCAATCACACCAGTTAAATTACCAGTGATTAACAAAGAACCCAAATTAGGTGAATTGTAATCTCTTATAAAACCAGCACTTAAACTAGAGTATAATGGTATTGTGTTGCCTGCTTGCGGACCAGTTGTTGGAACTGTTACATCGTAGTTCCAAACATAAGTCTGACCAGTTGTTGGATTTGGGTTATCATATAATGCCAATGTGCTTTGTCCATTAACATAGTACATTGGTGGATTGATATTGTCATTTAAGAAAACAACAGTACCATTCCAAGTTGCAGTAATAACTGTATTACCATTATATGTGCCAGAACCAAATGTACCATATGATGATGGTGTAATGTTTGCAATACCAGCATTATCAATGAGATACCATAATCCTTGTTCTGTTGCAGACAAGAAATAGAAATCTGTGCCTTGCAAAAATCCACCAGTTGTGTAAATTACATTGCCAGGTATTTCACTGAGAATATATTCTTCACCAAGAACTGATTTAACAGAACGTACATCTGTCTCAACATTATAGCCAGCATTATATTCTGTCGCACTGAGTGCGCTACTAGGCACATCAGGTGTGAAACTCATATTTGTAAATGGAGTTTTAATTGCAGTTACTGCCATTATCTTGCTACCCAAGTTTTAGTTTCTTCATCCCAAGTATACCATTTGTCATCTGTTGGCATTGCAGTTGGTGCTTCCCAAGTCCAAGTTGATGTGTTTAATGTCCAACTTGGATATGGCTGTGGTCTATAAAACACATCATGAATGCTATCATATGTGTGTCCAATGCCAGCATAATTGCCTCTAAGTGGAGTACCCCCATTTAAATGCACGTTACCTCTTGTGTTGTAACTTGTTTGAATCCAAGTACCAGGACTTGTATCAATAAATGTATGGAAAAAATCTGCTTCAGCACGAATTACTTGTACAACTTTTCCATCTAATACTTTTGCGTAATGACTCATTTAATTTCCTTATGCTGTGTAACTTCCACTTGAAGTGAATGTTATAATTGTATTTGAACCAGATGTTGTAATCGTTGGCGAGCCAGTAGTTGTGCCTGAGTAATTAGAAGTAGGAACAGATAAAATAACAACACCTGAACCACCTGCTCCTCCAACACCTGCACCGCCTCCACCACCTCCACCACCGCCACCGGTGTTTGCAGTACCTGGATATCCATCTCTACCAGCAGAACCTGGACCCCCAGCATATCCACCTGTTCCACCACCACCAACACCACCAGTTCCACCAACAAATCCACCACCTGCTTGGTTACCAGCGCCACCGCCACCACCTGCATAGTATGTTGCAGATCCAGTGATTGATGAAGAATATCCAGCACCACCATTACCAACAGCACTACCAGATCCATTTCCACCTACAGCACCAGCACCTCCACCACCTCCTGTAACTGCTTGAGCACCAGAAGTAAAATAGCCACCACCAGTACCACCCGCATTACCTTGACCAGATGTGCCAGAACCACCAGATGTAACAGTGCCAGGTCCTAAATTGTAGAAGTCAGCAGAACCACCACCGCCAGAACCACCACTAGTGCCATTAGTACCATAGAGAGATCCATTTGCACCAGCACCACCACCAATTGCTGTTAATGAGAAGCCAGTGGAATTACTACCATTACTTCCAGCACCGCCACCTCCACCAACAGTGAATGAATAAGTTGTGCCTGGACTTAGTGTTGTTGTTCCAGTTAACAATCCGCCTGCACCACCTCCACCTGCATCATCAGTTCCACCGCCTGCACCACCAGCAACAATCAAATATGATGCTGAATAACTGCTTGGAGCAGGTGTAAAATATAAACTAAATGGATACCATGTAGAATTAACACCATTATACCATTCTGGATTTTGAATATCAGAATTGTATCTAATCATGCCATTAGCCGCAAATGATGGTCTTGCACTATTGCCACCGATTGGCATTTGCCATCCACCAGTGTATCCAGTTGCATGTGGTAAGTAAACACTTACATTCGCATTTCCATATGTGCCACCAGTTGAGAATGTTGCATTTGCGTATGTTTCAAATGCGCCCAAGTTAGCATTGATAGTTGCTATTTGAGTGTTTGCATATGTTTCAAAATTGGTTAGATTTGTTGCAGTAGCAAATGTTGTGTTTGCATATGTTTCAAAACTAGTAAGATTTGATGATGTAGCAAATGTAGCATTTGCGTATGTTTCAAATGCACCAACATTTGCATNTAATGTGTTTAAATGATTATAGATAGTTCCAATATTTGCATTTGTTGCAATTTCATAACTTCCAACATTAGCATCTAAAGTATTAAGATGATTGTATATTGTACCTATATTAGCATTTGTTGCGACTTCATATGACCCAACATTAGCATCTAATGTATTAAGATGATTATATATTGAACCAACATTGGCATTACTATAAATTTCAAATGCACCTAGATTTGCATTTATTGAATTTATTTCTGTTTGTAAAGTTCCTGCATTAGAAGTAATAGCAGTAAAGATACTAGTCCCATTAGCAAAATTATATGTGTTGGTATAAACTGCACCAGCAAATACATTACCTTGTATACCTGCACCACCATATGATTGTA